TTATCTTCTTTACGAACAACAGCAATACAAGTCACAAATACCCCTTTGATAGCACTTAAATCAATTGTACCATCAAGGGGGTATAAGTGTCAACCAACCCGTACTAGGATGTCCTATTTGCCCTTTTTGTCCACTGCAGAAAACGCATTATTGATTTCTTCAATGGTAAGTTTGCCGTCATCCAGAAATCCACGAGCAAGTTTTTCAACTACTGTCGCCACTCCTAGTGTACCAGCAAGAACTACCGCATGGAAAGTGCTGATTCCAACAACTGCTCCAGCACCAATAACGCTAAGTCCAGATGCTGCAAATACTGCAATAATACGCATCAAAATGTTATTAATACTAGCAATTGCTCCAGATCCAACTTGGGTAGGCTCTTCAACTACTGCTTTTGCTTTTGCCATATTAGTCTCCCTTCTTATTTCTTATTCTTAAAGTAATTAACCAAACAACTATTGACCAGACTATTGCCCAACCAACTACTGTTTTAGCCATGCCAGTCAAAGTTAACCAAGCAATAAAGAATCCAAGCAAGGTAAATGTTTGGTTCATTATTTCAATGGTCGAATCTTTGACCCACGAAAGAAACCCTTTTAATAGTTTCATTACTAGTTTCATTAGATCCTCCTCGCTGACAATACTTGTGCAACTGCATTCATTACCTGAGATACAACAATCACAGGAATAATAACTTCTTGCGCTTTTTCTCTTTGATCATCTGTCATATCTGATCCAAGACTTGCAAGGGCTTCTCCTGGACTGCTTAATAAATCCCCTGCAAAATTTGCTAACTCTTCAAAACTTTCTGCTGCTCCCGCAAATGCTGCTCCTGGATCAGTAAATGCTTCTGTTAAACCTTCAACTATTGCTTCTGCTTGAACTTCCGTTGCTGCATCTGCAAGGGTATAAGGCATTGGAGCATTTGCATTTTCTGCTGCCCTTTCATTAAACTGTTCTACTGCTTGTGCAATTACAGGGTCATCTTTAATAAGTTCTGCTAGTTGTTGTATTTCTTCTTTTGATAAATCTGCATTTTCAATAACATCAACAAGTCCTTGAACTTGATCTTCAGATAAACCAGAGCCTGCAATTACTTCTGCAATTTCTTTAATTTGTTCTTCTGATAAATCAGCATCTTCAACAACATCTTGTAATTGTTCAATTTCATCTTTTGATAAATCTAAATCTTCTGTTATACTAACAATATCTTCGGAGGTGTCACTTGAATCATCCTGAGTTTGAGGATCAATACCTATGGTCTCTTGAGGAACTTCAGTCTCTGTATTTTCTTGAACGGGATATTCTTGCTCAGGAAGTTGGTCTTCAATCGGATTTGGATCTTCTGGAACAATTACTGGATCTGATTCAATATCGTCTGGGAGATCAGGTATATCAATTGGAGTTTCCTCAACTGGTTGTTCTGGTTCAACAGGAACTTCAGGTTCTGGCTCAGGCTCAGGTTCTGGCTCAGGATCTGGTTCAACAGTTGGAGGAACTACAACTGGGTCTGGAGGACGAACAGGGGGAGGCTCTGGAGTAGGTGGTGGGGGAGATGGCGGAGAGGGTTCTACAGGAGGCTGAGGAGGAGTCTGTGGCTGAGGAGAAGGTTCTGGGGTTGGTTCCTGTGTTGGGGTTGGGATTGGTTCTGGGGTTGGTGATTGTGACGGCTCTGGAGTTGGTATTGGGGTTGGTTCTGGGGTTACTGTGGGTGTTGGGGTAGGTTCTGGAGCATTTTTATATATAATTGAAATTATTAAAACTTTTCCAACTCCTGGAACTGGATCTCCAAAATTAGTATTTGTAGCAGATAAATTGGCACTAGCAGAATTTGTAAATTGTTGAGTTAATTGAGAAGAAACATCTAATCCACGACTTCCGTCATTTGGATCACCGTACCAAGCAGTAATTGTGTCTATAAGTTTATTTTCTGGTGCAGCAATTGTTAGCGTATCATTTTCATTAATTGTATATTGTGGGGTAAATGGAAGTGGTGCTGGTATATATGAAGAAACAATATTTGAATCAGCAGAATAGGTAGATAAAGAATCATTGTCTGCTCTTATTTTAAATTGATATTCTTTTCCTCTTCCATCTGTACCTATTAAACTATATGGAATACTAACAGAGGTATTTAATGCAGTTGTACTACCAACATTTCCAGTTGCTATACCCCATCCATTTGTTGTAAAGTTTGATGTTGACCAACCAATTGCATATCTTTCTACAGCAGTATTTGCTTCTGTAGGAGTTGGTGCTGTCCAAGAAAGTATTACTCCATTGTTTTCATGAATTACAGATAAATTAGTTGGAGCATTTAATGAAGGTGGTGGTGGAGGCGGTGGAGTTGGATCAGTTAAATAAAAAACACTTGAAGGAACTAATTGATCTCCAGATCCATCATTCCAATAAAGTTCAACCCATGCTCCTCCACCATTTTCATAATACCAAAATGTAAAAGGATATCCTACGTTTGCTTGTAGTGTTACTGATTGGCTTATACTTCCTCCGCCACCTTTATCAACCCAGTCATTTATTAATACTGTTCCGTTAAGTGTAAAGTGTGTTCCATCATCTGCTGGAGCATAAAAAGTTGCCGTTTTTGTTACTGGAGACATTATATATCCAGTAAATTTAACCGCTACTCTTTCTGCATATGAATTTAAAACTTGTCCAGACTGCCAGTTAAAATTAATCTGACTAACTGTAGTTGACGATACTGGCTGTGCATTGCATGGTCTTGGAGGAGATGCTGTATATTGCCAACAGTGGTAAACCTGTGCACTTATGCCGTTGCTTGTTGCTTCAGCAGGTTGGGCATAGCCAAAAAAGGATGTTGCAACAACTATGCCCATAACGGCAAGGATTCGGGTAATCCTTTTCAATTATCTCTCCTAGTCAAACGGGTAGTTTGATAGGATTATTATAACATTAAATTATAAAATGAGCAGTTTTAAGACGTGCTCAGGTCTATTTTTTACTTGATTTTAATTGATTTTGGCTTTTTAGCCTCTGGTAGTTTTCTTTCTAATGAAATTACTAGTAGTCCATCAGTTATTGATGCCTCTTTTACTTCAATATATTCCCCAAGAGCAAATACTTTTCTGAAACCTCTTGATGCAATACCTTTATGAATAAATGAAGAAGCATCTACATCTTCTTTAGTGCCAAATACTGTAAGTTCATTTTCAAATAACTCAATTTGTACTTGATCTTTTGAAAAACCAGCAATTGCTAGTTCAATTTTATAACTATCATCATTAATTTTAATCAAATTATGTGGAGGATAGTTAGTTCCAAAGATGTTTTGATTTTCTGTTATTCTTTCTAGGTTTCTACCAAACCCAATAAAAAATGGATCATTAAATAGATCCATAGCAAGCGTTTTTACCATTTCTTTCTCCTTTTCAGCGAGTTAATTTATATCCCCGTTAGGCGGATACTATATTATTATAGCACAAAGGGCAGGTATATTTCAACCTGCCCCTTGATTTTGTAGTATTACTTTGTCTTCTTTAGAAGAGCAGCATACTTCTTTTGTAGTGACTTAAGAGCAGCATTTGCCTTTGCAAGGTCTGCTTTAGCCTTTGCCAACTCTGCATCAAAGGTAGACTTTGTAATTGCAGCAGTCTTTTGCATAAGGTCTACACTTCCTAGAGCCTGTGCAAGTTCTGCCTTTGTCTTAGCGTGTGCAGTCTTTTCTGCAGCAAGTTCTTCTGCAGCCTTAGCAGCAACAGCCTTTAGGTTTGTTACCTCAGAAGCGAGGTCAGATACAGTAACAAACTTAACTGTTGACTTCTTTGCAACATCAAGACCATCAACATCAGTAATTGTCCCTGGAAGTGCAATGCTTACAGCAGCCTGTCCAGCAGTTGCTGAATACTTTGTACTAAACTTAGAAAGTCCAGTTGTTGCATCAGATGCTGTAGCAGCAACTTCAATTGTTGCACCAATTACGGTAACAGTAGGTGTAACTCCAGCAACAATATTGCCAAAGATATCAGTTACCTTAACTGTATTTTCTACAATGCTTGCAGTGCTTACATCAGATTTAACTGTAGCATCAATGTTGTATGCTCCACCTGCTGTACCCTTTACGTAATATGTAAGAGTATTTGGACCATTAACAACTGTTACGGTTCCAACCTCAGTAGTTGTTGTATAAACAAAAAACTCTGCGGTTGTACCAGTACCAACATTAATAGTAAGTGTAGAAGAACCAGACTTTGATGTTACTGGAACTGTAGAGGTGTGTAGTGCTGAAACAACTGTAGCCTTTGTTGTTGCTACAACAACTGATGTTCCTGCAACAATGTTTGTGAGAGCAAACTTAACTGCATCTGCTGCTTCAACCTTATTGTCTGCTGGAACTGCAGCAACCGCAGCACCTGCGATTGTATTAGCATCATTGTCTGCAACTGCATTTACAGTAACAGCAACGGTAGGAACGTTAGCGTGTGCTGGAGTTCCAACTGCCATTGAACCCAAAAGTGCTGCAGACACAATGAGGGCGATCTTCTTGAATGATTTCATTCATTTCTCCTTGTTTTCGTTATTTATCTGACTTTTCGCCAGAACTCTATTATAGCAGATGTCGTAATCTATAGCAAATTGAACTTGTCTAAAAACTCTTTTACATCATCTGGCATGTCATTATTTCTCTCTGATTCACGCTTTTTCATATCTTGACGTATTCTTTCTCTATTAGCATCTGCCCAAGTATACACACTAATTTCTAAATTATTGTCCTTTGGTGTATAAGATATTGCTCCGAATGCAGCACCACAAACAGCATCTGCTAAGTCCTTAGAAGATTTTCTAGGGTGATCAACACGATTATTTTTCATAATTTTAAGTTCTGACAACTCTTCTAACAATAATGGAATTTGTGGCATAACAATTCTTTCTTCATAAACCATCATTGCTAAATCTTCATAATGTTTTTTAGCAACTGAAACTGTATCAGTTTCTATACCTACAGCCCTAAGTTCTTGTTGAATATCATATGACTGCCATCTATCAAATGTAACCTTGCCAACATTAAATCCAAGCCTTCTTAAATTAATAATCCAATTTTTTACTTCACTAAGATTTACTGGACCTTCTTTTTTAGGCTCCCACCATGCAACCGCATCTACTACAACAATTGGTGCAACTTGTTCATAGTCTTTTATAACCTGTAAGTTTACCCACTTCTCAACATGTGCAATTGCAACAGCGCATTTGTCATGTCTTTGCGCTAAGTCAGCATGAACATAATATGTTTTGTTTGGATCTGGAATAAATCCAGGATCAAATCTTCTAAATTCATCAACTGGGTTGCGAGATGTCATGCAATGTTCTAATTTTTCTTTTTGTTTAAAAAATGCATCTGAAGAATAAACTGGCATACACAAGAAACGCATCATTGCGTCTCCAAGATCATTGTAAAAAGCAATCTTAAAATCTTCAATAGTTCTTGTTGGATTTACTTCCCATGTTGGTCTTTTAAGTGCCCAAACCCCAGGAAATTTATATGAAATAATATGATCTTCTTCCCATTCAATTTCTAGCGTATTGTCTAATGTGTCCCCAAGTAATGGATTAATTATATATTTATGAGTTTTATGAACTACCTCTTTATCTGCAATTACACTATCATATTTTTGTGAAATAAAATCTCCTTGATA